TCATTTGTCGTTATCAATAAGCGCATTTATATATTCATTCACACTTTGCCCTGCTGCTGCCGCTTTCTTTTTTATTTCCTCTTTCCTGCCTTTGGGTACCGTTAAATTTATTCTATCGTACTTTTCTTTTATATACTCGTTTTGGTAGGATATTTGGTTAAATTCTCCGCTTTTTCCTTTCATCGTTTTTTACCTCTTGAAATTCTTCTATCTTCCTGCTATGATAATAAAAACACTTGGGGGCAGGTGGCAGGAATTGTTTCGGTTTTCTGCCCCCTCGTGCTAACCCTTTGTATCTTCGCCCTACTTATTAAGTAGGGCTTTTACTTTTTCTTTTGCATCTTCTAAACTCTCGCTTTCTTCTAAGATTGCTAAAATCTTTCTTGTTTGGTTTTCCTCTGCCGTCTGTTTTAAAAGTTCTGCTAAATTCATTTCTTCGTTATCCATTTCTTATTGCTCCTTCCTGCTGTTCCCTTGCTACAATTATATTATATAGCATATTGCGCAATATGTCAATACATATTACGCAATATTTTAAAATTTTATGCTATTTTTTCCGATGCGTCAATTATGGGACACATACTATAAATACCGTATGGATAAATCGCCTCCGCGTTGCGCATATCTGTATATATTTTACAACGTTTGGTTTTTCCGTTTCCTTTATCTATCGTTACGGTTTTCTCTGTGCGCTTTATGATTGTTATTTTAAATATACATTCACTATTGCAAACGGATCTTGTCGCATACGTCCTGCCAACCTCAAATTTTTTATATTCATTTTCTGACTTTTCGTGCGCCTCTCTGATTGCCTCTTTTACTAATTCTGCGTATGTTCTCATATTATCCACCGTTTTAACCTTTCTATGATTGAAATATTGTTTCGCTGCTCGTTGGCGTTGCCCCGGCATTATTCAGCCGGTGCCGGTCGCTGTTGCCGAACTTTACGCCCCGACAACCGGGCGGCTGTTGTTATAATCCACATTCTGCCATTACTTTAGCAATGTCTTTTTCTACTCCCTGCTCTATCAATTCTTTTATTCTTCTCTTTATTGTCTGCTTTTTTATTTTCTTCATTGCCTCTATCGCCAACATATTGTTGTATGCCTCATTAAAACCTTTAATTTCTACCATTTTTGTTCCTCCGTTCCTTTGATGATTTAATTATATTGCATATTGCGCAATATGTCAATACATATTACGCAATATTTTAAAATTTATTTTTAGGCACAAAAATAAAGGGGCGTGACTTTCGCCACGCCCCAAAATTACATTTATATTTTTACTGTTCCAACTCTTTAATCTCTGCGCTTAATCCCGCATCTTTAACAGCTTTTAACAGCTTTTCCGCGGCTGCCTTTGTTGGTTCTGTTGCATAAAACGCTTTATACACGTTTCCTTCAATAATGAGCACCGGCATAATGCCCTTTGTTTTTGCCTCTGCTACCTCTCCTGCTGCCTCTCTGCGCTTTGTAAATGCTTTAGAGGTAACTTTATACGCCTTTGCTTTTTTAATCGGTTCCTGCGCCTCTGCGGTGTTGTTCCCTGCCATGTTTACCTCCTTATCTCAACATTTCGTTGACCTTTGCCTGCACTTCGGCATAATTATAGCCTGCTGCCTCTAAACGCTGCTTTCTTTCTGATCCATTCCCCCATTTACCGGAAATTACCTCTTTTGCGATTTCTGCAACATTCTTTTTGCTTGGCTCCGATTTTCCCATAATATTATTTACTGCTGCCTGTACTTCGGCATAGTTGTAACCTTCAGCCTCTAAACGCTGCTTTCTCTCTGATCCGTTACCCCACTTACCGGCTACAATTTCCTGCGTAATTTCCGCAATACTCTTTTTGTTGTCTGCCTTGTTTTCTGTCTTATTTCCTGCGCGCTCGTTTACGATTGCCTGCACTTCGGCGTAATTGTAGCCTGCTGCCTCTAACTTCTCTTTTCTTTCTGTGCCATTGCCCCACGCTCCGGCGATCACTTCCTGCGCGATTTCTGCAACGCTCTTTTTGCCCTGCTGTGCTGTGATGTTATCATACTGCGTTAAATTATACGCGCTTACCAAATTAAGCAGGTTTTTAACATACTGTGAACTTGTTGCGTAACCGTCTGCTTTGATGTTCTCAATATATGTTTTTGGATCTGTAACACCTTTTAAATTCGCGTAACGGCTCGCGCTGATAAAATCAAAATAACCCTTTACGCCTTCCTCTAAGCTGTCGTAAACTCTGAAATTGTCTTTAATCTGCGTTAATACGCCTACCTCGTATTCCTCGCACGTTGACATATTTACAGATTTTCCCTTCCATGCGCTGCCGCACTTCATACCGAAATAATTATGGTACTTTGCTGCAAGTGTTGATTTTCCCCACCCGCTTTCGTTAATCGCCTGCGCAATGATTGGACTAATTACAGCGATGCCATAATTTGCGGCGTGCTTTCTTGCTGCCGCTGCAATGTTCTCAATAAATGTTTTCTGTTCTGTTGTCATGGTTATTTTTCCTCCTTGTTTGGTGTATATTTTTTCAGATTGCAACGCTCGCTTAATTCGCAAGTATCGCAATTCTGATTTTTACATACAAGATCGTTGATCTTGTCGCCTAACTGTTTGTCCGCAACCTTCAATGTCTTGATAAGCCACACCGGCACCTTCTCCGGCATAATCACATAAAGGTTTTCTAAAATGCTCGTAAATTCATTTATCAGCATTACGGCGGTAACGTACCAACCGATCAACATTGCAAAATCTAAGTTAATGCCGATGCTGCCGCCCATTTCGCGGATCCCCCACCCGATTAAAAAGGCGGTTCCAATCATAACGAAATACATTAACTTTTTAATGATCCCCTGCAATCCGGTTTTAGAGTTCCAATCTTTTAAAAAATACTTTGCTTTAATCCACCCGGTTAAATAGTCAAGTGCTACCGCCGCCATGAACAAAATTAAAATAACTGGGATTTTTCCAAACGCCGCCGCAATCGCTGTAAAAATTGCTGATACGCTCAACCCTGCCGCGCTTGGTGTCTGTGTTGCTGCTGCCTTTGCAGCAATAAAAAATTCTTTCATCGTGTGCCTCCTTCTTTTGCGCAAAAAAATAAAGCCTTATCGGCTTTCTCTTGCTTTGGCTCGTGCTGCATCTGTGCAATGCAGTACAAAACCGTTGATAATGTTTTCTCTTAATCCCTCATTTGTGCAATGTTTTATCAAACCGAAATAGCTTTGCATGGTTGCGTTGACTTCCTGTAAAGTCATTTCGCCGCGCTCGTATGCTTTTACAATGTACTTTATGCGGGATCTCATTCTTTTTACTGTTGCGGATCTTAACCTTATTTCGTCTTTATTTATCATATAACCCACAAAATCAACATTGCAGGTTGTTGGTCTTATGACGGTTTTGTTATTTAGGTTTAATTTCAGATTTTTAAGCAGGAAAGTTTCGACTTTCTCCAATACCTGCCATAGTTCCTCCTTGCTGTCGTGTAAAATAATACAATCGTCTGCGTACCGTATCACATATTTTAAATGTAATTCATGCTTTAGGTACTGATCTAACTCGTTCATATAGATATTTGCAAACATCTGACTTGTTAAATTACCGATCGGCATACCTTTATCGAAAAGCATTTCGCGCGGATCTATCTCGCAAGGATCTACGCCCAACGGCAACCCGAAGGCTCTTTTCTCTGAATTGATGATTTTATCAAACAATTTTATTAAACGCTCGTCTTTTATGCGCCGTTTCAAAATATTTAATAAAACCTCGTGATCCACCCGGTAAAAGAATTTTGAAATGTCAAGTTTCAAGTAATAATATTGTTTTGGCTTTCTTTCTGTCTGCCTTAACCAATATTGCAGCCGGGCGGCTGCTTTTTCTCTGCCTCTTTCTTTGATGCAAGCGTAACTATCTTTTATATAGGTTTTCTCATATAGCGGATTGAGTAACCTATAAACCGCCCATTGTAAAACGCGATCCCGGAATTGTAACGCCATAATAAGCCGTTTCTTTGGCACATGAATATAAATAATTCTGTACCCGCTTACTTTGTAGCGTTCCTCCTGCAGGTCGTTGTATAAATCGTTTAAATGCGCGTCAAGTTCTAAAGAAAACCGCATTATTTCGTTGCGCTCGCTTTTCCCTTTTCGTGCATCTAAATAGGCGGCATAGATGTTACTATAACTTGCGACCTGTTCATACGTTACGTTAAATTTTTTCATTATGACCTTAATTTCTCCATGCGTTACGCCCTTCGCTTGCGTTACTAACCGTATTCATGGAAATTTTTGTTTTGCTCATATTGCTATAAGCAGGGTAATATGCCCCTTTTCTTCTCTCTGTACGGTACGCCGCCCGCGTGTTGCGGCGTATGCTGACTAATTGAGAAAAGCGGAAAACAGTCCCACATTCACATTGGAGATAGAACGCGGGTTGTTGAAATTGCCGTTAGCCTCCCCGGCGTTACCGCCATTACCATAATTACCGCCACGAATAAGCAACCGTTACGGCATACTACCCATAGTTGATTTATTATTTTAGCTTATTAAGCCAACTACCTAAAATTTTACCCATTTCCTCCAATTTCTCGCACCACCTGCGTTGATCGTCAAGCGGTATCAGAACGCCCCTTGTATTCATCTTTGGATCTATGGCAATCATTAAAAGCTGCCTTAGATTATAGATTTTTGCATCAACCTGCGTTAATGCCGTTTTCTTATGTTCTTTCTTGGCTGCATCTGATAAACCTTCTAATATTTCATACATTGACTTTTCAATCTGTGCACCGATCGCGTTTCCTATACGCTGATTTCTCGGAAATTGTTTGTTATATAGGCAATCGTGACCGTATGCGATCATTTCTCTTGTTTTCTTCATAATTAAAAGATCGTCTTTGGGTTCGGGTGGTTTTGCTGTCGCTCTGAAATTTCTTTGCATTTTGTTTTATGTCCTCGTCATTTTCAGAAATAGGGCGTATGCTGCCGCATACACCCGCAGGAATTACGCATAAAGCGCAGGATCCACATAAGCGGAAAACAGCCCCACACGCACATCGGAGATAGAACGCGGGCGGTTGAAAGAGCCGAGAGCCTCCCCGGCGTAACCGCCATGACCATAAGTACCGCCACGAAGAAGCAACCGTTCGCCGTTGTTGCGAAAATATATAAAGCCCCTGCCGGTTTTATCTGTGTTAGGGAATAACGCTAATGCCTTTAAAATATCCGGGATTGTTACGCCGCTTTTTGCTGTCAATGTTCCGAAATCTTTCGCGCCATATCCCGCGCCGTCGTCTGTCTGCTTATGCTCTACGGTTGTTGTGATATGAAAACCACTTGTAGCATTTGCAGGGTTTCCGGTATAGTCAAACTTTAATGTACCGTTTGTTCCCGGTGCAACTAATGAACCGTCCTGCAGGATCGCTTTCCATGCCTTGCTGTTTGCGCCTAAATCTGTTTTGTGGATTGCCGCGTTATTGTTCGGTATAATCTGAATTTCGCCGTCAACTAAACGCGCTACAACCCATTTGTGAACGTCGCCCATAATATCGCATACGCCCAATGCCTCCCATGCCTTGCCGCCGGTTCCGGTTAATGTTCTGTAAACATTCGTCGGGTTCTGCGGACTTAATACACCATGCTCATAAGTCTTTACATGATGCCTGCCGTTGTTTGTGTTGCCTCTAGGCTCTAATCCCTGCGCTGTGATTAAGTTATGCAATACGCCCCACTCTGCCGCTGTCATAAGATGCCAACCGGCACCCTTGTTATAACAAACCTCAACCGCACGATCAAAAGTAATGCAGTTTGCGGGATCCTGATTTGGGATAGAGTACGCGCGGTTATTCTTAATCACGTTGATATATTTTGAAACATAAATATACGGCACCACTTTATCGTTGATGATAAAAGCCGGGTGCGGCGTGTGTGCCGATCCGATCCCTAACTCGTCCAAATAAACAAGCGGTACTTTTACCATTACCGAAGGAATACCTTGATCGTCTAAAATAATTTCCTCGTTTGCTGCTGCGCCTCTTAAATCTTCGTAATTACTCATTGATATATACCTCCTCGATGCTCCATAATATTAAAGTACATTTTGAAATGTCAAAATCTTTCTGCACTCTTTCAACGGTCTTTTTACCTTCTGCGTCTGTTTCTCCCTCGATGTACTCATATTCCTTTGGCGGGATTTCAACCTGCGCAACGTAATTTTCGCCCAATCCAAAAACTAAATTGCCGTCTGCATCGGCGCAAATGTCTTTTTTAACGGTGTCGTCTGTCTGCAAACGCGGCAATCTCATTGCGATCGCATCGCCGATCCATAGGGTGCTACCTTCCAATTCGTAACCGATTTTGCGCCCCTCGTTTTTTTCAACTACTTTGATTGTTGGTTTTGCCATTAGATTTTACCTCCAAAAATAAAATATTTTATCGTTACCGGTTCCGTCGGGCAGTCCTCAACCTCGATTTTAAAACCGTTTAACTGCTTGTCCTTAATTCTGATTGCGCGCCCCTGCTGCAAATTATCACAAAACGCCAACACAATATAATTTAATGTATTGCGTGCGTCTTTTAATGCAACTGTTACTTTCTCGGTGTTAAATGGGTACGTTTCTTTACTCTTTACTTCCACCGATCCAACCTCGAAATAAGTATTTTCTAATTCCCTTTGGTGCTGTAATAACTGCACGATCGCCATATTTGCAATAATCATAGCCTCGTTTATGCCGTTATCCATGTGGTTCATGTTCTGTTGATTAAACCCCGTACCCGGTTCGATAATCCCGCCCGGAACCGGCGTTAATGTAATCGTGTTATCCGGGTTCTGTGTTACCGCGTATGTGTTTGCTTTTTCAGTACGGCGGTTTTTCCATGATATCAGATCATACATTTATCTTTTTTCCTCCTATTCGCGTTTTATCGTTATTCTGATGCCTATTGTTGCGGTTGCTAATGTATCTTTTGGCGTGTTATAATCTTTGCTTTCCAATAAATCGCCGTTTACATCGTATAATTTCGCATTTGTGATTTTTCCCTGCTCGTTATCATCAATGTATAAATAAAAAGTGATGTTATCGGTGTCTTTTATTATCTTTCCTATGGTTCCTTCTTTCACTTTTCCGTTAATGGTATATGTCGCACGCTTTACGATACTTTCCGTATAGTCTATAAGTCGATCTTTTAACATTTTAGCCCTCCTCTCTTGCGTAATCTGTGCCGCATATTTTTAACTGCGTAACTGTTGCCGTTACGTCCTCTTGCACCGTTACCGCGCTTTCTGCCATTGTAAATGGTGTATCTTCCCCGATTATTGCGTTTTCTTCTCCGCACGTTCTTATCGGTGTTGTTTCTGCCTCTGTGGCTGTTTCTATGTTTACAACGCTTTCCTGTGTTTCAAATGGTGCCTGCATCGCTAAACAGCACTCAACGCCGCACACAAAAGCCCCGGCGTTTTCATAACTGTTTACATAAGAAAAACCGGCTACACTCTGCGTATAGTCGGCTTTCTTTATTGCTGTTATGTTGTTATCAAAATTGCAATGCTCATTTTCTCCTGCTGCCGGTTCAAATGCCATAAAGATCAAATCTTCCAATTTGTATTTTATGGTGGTTTCCCTTTGCAGGGCAAATTCAAAATATATGTTTAATGGTAAAATTTCATCAATGATACTGTTTATTGTTTCCAAACTTCCCGCATCTGTGTTAATCTCTACGATCATTTCAAAATTTGACATATCGTTTATTAACCTTATTCCCTCGGAATAATTGGATAGCATCGCCGTTAATTCTTCTAGGCTCATTTTGCGCCGGTTCATCATTGATATAATATATATTTTTCTATCGTCTAAACTCTGCGCCGCCTTTGGTGTAATCCCTAACAGCTTTTCAAACCGTTTTACTCCGGTTTCGTCTGCTGTAAATACAAACATATTCCGTATTACTTCCGTAATAGAGGTATTCAATTTTGTAAATTCAATGTCCTCCGCTTTGGCGATTTGCTGTATATCCTTTATTTGCTTTATTACTGGTGGATAGTGATTTAAAATCATTGTTTGCATAATATCACGCCCCTAACCGGTATTGCGTTCGGATCTAACAGCAGGTTTTCTTCTCTGCCGTTTAAAGCTGTGTTCTGTACGTCTATGATGCCTTCCACACTTGCGATCGCTGCGTTTACCCTTAATATTCTTACCGTTATATTTTGTTCATTCTCCCAACTTTTCGCAAGCTCTAAAAAATAACCGTCGATTTTTTCCTGCACGCTTGCCAATAGATCCGCCCATGTATAGCCGGTATCTATCGTTATTTTTGCCTCTATTTTTACGCTTTCCGATGTGCAGGCTAATATATCTACCACATGATATATTGCAGCCTCTCCTGCGCCCTCTCCCTGCTGCTCTATCGGATCAATTATTTTCTGCACGTCTGAAACAAGCGTGCTGTTTGGCGTTTTATATGTGCTGTCAAGAAAATAAATCTTTATCCTCTTTTCCTGTGCTGTAACCCTATATATTTTACACGCGCCCACGCCCTCTATTTTGTGCATGATTGCTTTGTACTGCGCCCGGTTGCCGCCAAATGCCTGCGCTGCTGCAACTATGGAAAGATAACGCGCGCGGAAATCTTCGGTTTTTTCCTCGCCCCTTGCAGGTGTTAAAAGTTCTTTTAGTTCTCCGCTTTCGTAACCGTCAATATATTCTATTGGCGTTAAATCGTCCTGCTTTACGTTTCCACCGGTGCCGGTCTGCTCACACATAAGCCGGTACGTTAATTGTGTTATCTTTTCTGTGCATATATAAGTTAATTCGCCTGCCGAAAAGCGGGCGTTAATTGCTATTTCTGTGTTAAACTCTGCCTTCCAAACCGCGTTAGTGGCTGCGTATGGTGTTATGCCCTTTTCTTTCGCCCTCAATATTAAATGCTCTCTGTCGGCTGTTTCTGCATATCCGTTTTGATCTATCAATTCTAATTCGATATATGCCTTCTCAAATTCTGCCGCCGCGCCCCGAAATGAATGATCTATAAGTGTGCCTTCTTCGGTGCTTGTGTCCGGTTCGATTGCAGCTTTTAAATCAATCATAATATTGTTTTGTGTTTTATCCTCGAAAGCCATTTCGCACCTCCTAGTATAATAATGGTGTAGTCAATCAAGACTACTTGGTTAATAAGTTTCTGTAAATCAGATAACAAAAGAAGGGATTCTTCCTTCATCAGATGTTATCCATAATAATTATCATGTCTGACGGTTCCTGATAGACACCAGATAAAACATAAGGTATTATCTCTTAGGATAGGACAAAGAATGTTCACCTCCTTGGGAAGTCACTTCTGTGACTGATACCTGCAATAAAGTCAATTAGTCCATTCGACAGGGTTTTATGTTTTAGCTGGTTGGGAGCCTGAAGGCCATACCCGAATAACACGCTAGGTTGTGTACCTGCCAGATTGGAAATGGATTCCTATCAGAAAGGGGCTATTGCTCATGTCAAACAAAGTTATTTTTAATCTTGATGAACTATTCATCTCTGTTGGTATTGATGTCGGTGCTGATTTCTCATGGATGTCTATAGCACTTCCAAACCAACAATTCGTAGGAAAACCTTACAAAATCCTACATAACAGTATTGATTCCCTTACAACCGCTGTTTCTAAAATAAAAGAAGCAGAAGAGTTGTATTCTTTGGAAAGTCGCATTTTCCTCGAATCCACGGGAATTTATCATTACCCACTCTTCTGCTATCTTCGTGATAAGGGTTTTAACTGCTCGGTTATTAATCCTATCATCACTAAGAATAGCACAAATATCAACATACGAAAAGTACATAATGATCGTTTTGATTCTAAAAAAGCTGCTTTGGTTGGTTTGAAACCTGATTTAAAGGTTTCACTTATGCCTTCAGATCTTGCTCTAAACTGCCGTAACCTATGTCGTGAATACTACGATTTAATTGATAATCGCAGTGCCTATGTGAATAAGCTTCAGGGTGAATTACGCATGGCGTTTCCACAGTATCTTGGCATCTTTTCCAAGGTTACTATCAACACTTCTCTTACATTATTGGAGACTTATACCTCTCCATCAGCTTTTCTTAAAGTAGACAAGCAAGAGATTATTGATATCATCAAATCCACAGCTCGATTTGGGCTTACATATGCTCAAAATAAGTATAATGCCATAATTCAGGCGGCAACTGATGCAAATCAGTTTGGTTACATCATAGACAGCAACATCAAGCGTATTCGCCTTTATATCAGCTTCATACGTAAATATGATGAAGAAATCAACAGCATTCTTGAATCACTCCACGAGCTTGTTGATGCTAATGAAGATTCTGACTTTGTCAAGCAGATTCATTTGATTGAAACTTTCAAAGGTGCTGGTTTCTTGTCTGCTGTATCCATTATGGGGGAGATCGGTGACTTTTCAGCATTTTCAAAGCCCAAACAACTTTTCGCTTATTTTGGTCTTGATCCATCAGTAAAGCAATCCGGTAAATTTGAAGGCACCAAGGTTCAAATGTCTAAGCGTGGTTCTGCCATAGCTAGACGTGTTATTCACACGTTAACCTTACAAAGCATCAGTATCTCCCGTAATAGAGAAGCTAAAAATCCAGTTCTTCGTGAGTACTACCTCAAAAAATGTGACTCAAAACCAAAGCTCGTAGCAATGGGAGCTGTTTCACATAAGGTATGCAATATGATATTTGCAATACTCAGAGACAACAAACCATTCAAAATCATTGCTCCTCAGGAGCATATCAAACAATACAATTCTGCTAAATGCGACATAGCTGCATAAAATACTATGAACCCAATGAATCAATATCTTTCAAAAAACGATATTTTCACCAAGGGGAAAGTCCGCCCTTTTTTAGTCAGAAAATAAAATAGATTTTTTCTCATTTAACTATTGACATTTATTAGCTGGACTTCAGTATCCTTTATTTAAATCCACTGTGTTTATTGCACTGTATTGTGTGTTGCACACTATGTGTTTAACATAGTATACTGTGTATCACACATCATGTCAACAAGTTTATCCTTTACATTTTAAGTTTTGCATATTACGCCCTATATTATAAGGTGTCATCACAATTCATGTCCTCCTTACATTTAATACAATAACGCTGAAAAATGTGGTGTCAGTTACGGGAATAGCCAAGGATTTTGATATGGGATTAGCAATAGTGTAGATAATACAAAAAGGACAATGTCCTCTCAACACTGTCCTCCCTAATTTACATGATTGAATTTTCATAATCTTGTAATTCGTGATATATCCCTTCTATGATGACCCTATTTCCAGCCACTCTATAAACCAATAAATATCTATGCTTTGCAAAACTTATTTATCATATTGCTTTTCTGCCAACTCTGAAAGTTCTACATCAAACTTCTCATTTTCTTATTTCACCAGCATCTCATAAGTAACCCCGTACTTCTGCGCAATCTCGCTTGCATAAGATTTTCCTTCCGGAGGCGCCACTTCAATCTGATAGGAGCGCTCTGTCCCCTTCATGTGCACGATCATGGAAAACGCTTTTCCATCTGTGTGCTCTGCCTTCTGCTGTTCTTCATTCATTTCCTCCACATCAAATGCCAGCTTATGCATATGTGTATTATAAATGGTCCTCATTCCCTTATGTAAAATTGCCCTGACACTGTCCTTGGCAATGTAGTATCCTTCTTCAAACGAAGTGGTAGAAAATGATTCATTCATCAAAAGCAGACTCCTGCTGTCAGCCTCCTCATAGATTGCCTTAAAACGCTTACATTCTTCCCCAAGCCTTCCTAAATCCAATGTCTTGTCCTCATCTGCCGGGAAATGGGTGTAAATACCTGTAACAGGGGAAAATGTAAATGCTTTTCCCGGAATATATATGCCACCCTGCGCCAACACAAACAACTGCCCAACAGCCTGTGTAATTGTCGTCTTTCCACCTCGGTTGGCACCTGTTAAGATATACACTCTCCTATTCCGGTCGAAATCCATATCATTCGGTACAATATTCCCAGACTCCTCTGTCTCAAAAACAGCAAGCTTTAAATTGTAAATTCCACGTGCCTGCATCATATACGGATCAGATTCATTTTCTCCCTCTTTATATACAGAAGCTTTAGCAAAGGTAAAGCCCTGTTCCTGCAATTTTTGGATGTACTCCGCCCATTTGATATAGTAGAGCAGCTCCGGAATCAAGTCTGTCATGTCGGTAATGGTAATAGAAACATATTTGTTCAGTACTTCTCTGACTCTTTTCACCATATGGGAAATCATATGGTTGACGATTCGGTCTGTATAACGAGTCACATCCTTTGCCTGATCTCCCTCGGGAAGCTTCACAATGCCACCCCGGCTTTCCGACCGCATAACAGCTGTATCCATCACCTTCTGCATATGAGTGCTAATCACCGCATCTGCATTCACATCAAACGGTTGAAATTTGAAATTCTTTTTCCATATGGTATCCTCATTGATCCGATCCTTTGACGCAATATGGTCATAAAAATTGCCCAGGATTCCGGACTTGGTAAAATATTTGCTGTTTACAGATATCAGACCGATTCCGTCCGCTTCAAAGCGGTCATTCAAGTTAATACCTACCGTAATGCTCTTAAGCTGTGAAGTGTCCATTTTCAGTTCTGAGATATCTTTTTTCAGTTCTGCAAATCCGTTGTCCGCATAGATTTTCTCCACATAGGCTTTTAAACCCAGAAAGCCTGCGGAATGAATGTCCGAAGCTGCCAGACATGTATGAATCGCATCCACACACTTGATATAATCATTAAGCTCGTCCAGCCGATGCAAAAGATCCCAGATGCAGGCACTCTCATCATATTCCCGGTTAAAGCTACCGTACTCCCTCAGAAAACTGATGCGCTCGAGTATTTCCATAAGATCATCACGCATTTTTTTCTGTTGAAGGACATCCTCGAAAATATCGCAGCGGTACTGTGTCACCGCCGGATCTGCATACATACGTGCCATCACGTTTTGGATGTAGTTCTGCTCCCGTTCCTTTGCTGACAGCTTTTTACAGATTTGATCCATTCCCAGATCATGCATAGTCACATCACTCAAGGTCCGGTATTGTGCATTTGTATCCGGGTATAATAAACTGTATTTTTTCTGACTCAT